TGACGCATCCGGTGGATGACGCAATTACCCTGCTGACACAGGGCGGCAGACTGACCTGTAAGTTCCGCCTGTCAGGCGCACTGACCAACAATCAGTTCGGGCTGGGGATTTATCTGTATACGGATGCTCCCGTTCCTGATGGTGTGGCGATGACGGGTACCGGTAATCCGTTCCTGATGTCGTACTTCACTCAGACCACTGACGGCAGAGTGAATCTGATGCATCACAGGAAAGCCGGAAACACGAAGCTGGGGGAGTTCGGCGATTACGGTAACGACTGGCAGACGCTGGAGCTGGTGTTCACCGCCGGCAGTGCCACGGTTACTCCGAAACTGAATGGAGTGGCTGGCCCGGCATTCCAGGTTATAAAAGACGGTCTGACACTGGGACTGAATGCGCTGACGCTGACGGATGTTACAAAAAATGCAGCGTATGGCGTTGAGATAGAAAGTCTGGTGCTGGAGATAAATGCACCGGCAGCATAATAAAAAAAGAGCCAGCGACTGACCTGAAAGAAGACGCTGGCTAAAAGGCCTTATATGTTTGTAGAGACTTATTTTTCACAGACAGCAATGATGCCTGTCAATATATTATCAATATGCGGATTGTTTCAGTTACAGATGCTTTATTAAGGAAAAAAACAGCCAGCACTGACTTTCGGTGGAGAGGTGCTGGCTCAGAAGGATAGTTGGATTTCACATGATACTTATGCCTGGCGGTATATTTTCTGACAGACAGTGACGGGTGTTGTCAAGATATTGTGTCATTTATAACCTGAATCAGGGGAGGCCGGAATGTTATCTGGCATTTTTAGCAGAGCCTGAATGCCATAATCACGGCTCCCGGAGTTGGCCGTCAGTGGGTGACACTGGTGGTTTTTTTGTTTTTCTTTACTTTCATTTTCTGTCGGCGGTGACGGAGACATACATCAGATGGAAAAAATCACAACGGGTGTGTCATACACCACGTCAGCGGTGGGGACGGGATACTGGTTACTGCAGCTGCTGGACAAAGTCTCTCCGTCCCAGTGGGTGGCAATCGGTGTGCTGGGGAGTCTGCTGTTTGGCCTGCTGACGTATCTGACTAACCTTTATTTCAAGATTAAAGAAGATAAGCGTAAGGTGGCGCGGGGAGAGTAGTCGATGAATAAACAATACGAACTGGTTGTAAAATGAATATTTCTAACTGAAAAAACGTTCCATGAGGTAAGAAAAGGTCACAGGCAATCAATAACAGGACGTGATGAAAGACCCTTGCATTTGTGCGCTTTCTCTTTAGATAGCAGCAGATACTGAAAATCTGAGTTGTCGGGGAGTCAGGGATACAGCTGTGCAAGAGTTGGTCATTGTGATTCCATTGAAATCCTGTATGCCATGAAGGGCAGGATTTTATGGCTACCTGAGCTTTGGTGATAGTAAGTTGAAAATTCGCATTTTTTGCTGACATGCGTAACGAGAATCCCATAAGCAGGGAGGACTTAATTCTTCATTAACCCATGCGTTGATATTATGTTTCAGCCGTTGAAGCATCAGCGGTGTTAATGTTGTGGTAATAATATCCAGCGTTTTATGTGAGATCTTACCGTAAGGGTCTGCAAGAATGCTGCTTGTTGCTTCGTTATTATCTGCCATCAGAAGAAGTAACTCTGATTTAACGTTTTCTGTCATTAGTTGTAAAAATCTTCTGCGCAAACTTTCTTTACTGTTCATTTATATGGCTTCATTTGTTGTAATCTGCTGCGTCTCAAGGGATATGTTTATGAGAGCGACCATGAGTGTTGGATTATATACCTAACATATCAAGGGATTAGAAATCGATAAATCCCCATGAACGAAAAAATAAAATACGGCCTGTCGGCTGCCGTTCTGGCGCTGATTGGTGCAGGTGCTTCTGCGCCTGAAATCCTCGACCAGTTTCTGGATGAAAAGGAAGGTAACCACACCACGGCATACCGTGATGGTGCGGGGATCTGGACCATCTGCCGTGGTGCCATTCTGGTGGATGGTAAGCCTGTTATTCCTGGCATGAAGCTGTCAAAGGAAAAATGCGACCGGGTTAATGCCATCGAACGTGACAAGGCGCTGGCATGGGTGGAGAAAAACATCCGGGTGCCGCTGACCGAACCCCAGAAAGCGGGGATCGCGTCATTCTGTCCGTACAACATTGGCCCCGGTAAGTGCTTCCCGTCGACGTTTTATAAACGAATTAATGCAGGCGATCGAAAAGGTGCCTGTGAGGCGATTCGCTGGTGGATTAAGGACGGTGGCAGAGACTGCCGTATCCGTTCAAATAATTGCTACGGTCAGGTCTCACGGCGTGACCAGGAGAGCGCGCTGGCGTGCTGGGACATCGACAGATAGCAGAATATTTTCCTGAAAAATGACGTTGGCCAACGCGGGTGGATAACACGAAATCCTGAAAACTGGTAAAACCTAAGTGAATAAAAGTAAAAACCCCGTTTGTTGGCAGCAAGCGGGGTTTTGTGTTTTCTGACCTTGAGTAAGGCAAGGGAGAAATTATGGGTAGGGAGGTACTTTCCCTGTGAGGAAGTATAAAAGATTCTTTCTGAGGTTGTCCATTATGAAAGGCATTGAAGTGGAGACGCCAGCCAGTCTGGATTTAACAAGAGCGGCAGCTTTTGCCATTCGTATTGTGGCCATTGCTGTTCTGGTCTGGGCAATCCGTTGGTGGTGATATGAACCGTGTTCTGTGCGTGGTTATCATTGTCCTGCTGGTGGCCTGTGGTGCGCTTAGTCTGGGGCTGAATCATTACCGTGATCACGCCATCATCTACAAAGAGCAGCGCGATAAAAAAGCCAGTGAGCTGGAGCTGGCGAACGCGACAATTACTGATATGCAGATACGCCAGCGTGATGTCGCTGCACTTGATGCCAGATACTCGAGGGAATTAGCCGATGCGAGAGCTGAAAATGAAACTCTGCGTGCTGATGTTGCCGCTGGTCGTAAGCGCCTGCGGATCAACGCCACCTGCTCCGGTACCGTGCGTGAAGCCACCGGCACCTCCGGCGTGGATAATGCAACCGGCCCCCGACTGGCAGACACCGCTGAACGGGATTATTTCATCCTCAGAGAACGGCTGATGGCAATGCAGAAGCAACTGGAAGGAGCACAGGAATATATCCGTACCCAGTGTATACCGTGATGTTTTGTTATGAAGGTGTTACTGGTAACGTTAAGGTAATTTAACAAAGAGTCAGTTCCGGACTTTATAGTGTGCTCAGTTCATGGCCAAAAACGATTTCTGTGATAAATATTTTGAATATTATTTACAGGTAAATGGAGTGGGGCACATGGATAGAAATATTACAATAGAGAATGAAGTATATGCCCGTATTGTATGGGCAGAGAAGGCAAAAACACGGTAATTCCGTGTGTTGCCATGATACCTGATTGGCAGAATAGTTGTTTGGTTTTGAGTATATAGTCAGCGTTTTTTGTTCAGTAATTGCTCCCTCAAAAAATAATAAAATAAGGTGATTATTTTTGTTTATTATTTAGTTTTTTTTGTGTGTTGTTTTATTGTTTTTGCGTGGTTTGTTTTTTATTGTTATTTCATTAAGGGAAGGTAAATTCAGGATGGCAGTCTGTAGATAATCGGAGGTCACTTATGCTACATGATCACGTGGCAGAATGTCTGGAGAAAAAAGGACTGTACCGGAGAGCAGCTGAACGATGGGCAAAAGTGATGGTACAGCTAAGTGATGACCAGAAAAGAAAAGTGGCGGCACAGAAACGAGCAGAGTGTTTGCGTAAGGCGCGCCGGACTCCGGTTTCACCGGTGAACCTGACCGAAATAAAACAAGCGGTCAACAGACTACATTCTGAGTTGGGAATGGGATTTGAAGAGCGGCGGGTATTCCGACGATATAAAGGGACAGGAGAACAGAATACGTCCGGAAACGCGCGGTCAAAAAAATGCTAAAAAATATCTGAGAGAGTTATTGCCTGTTACCATAAGAAAAAGCGACTTTAGTGGTCGCTTTTTGTGTCATATATAAGTCGTTTAAGTAAACCTGTCTGAACAGGTGCTCTGGTCGTGTTTGTCTTTGTTGGGTACAAATTGAGAATATTTTTCATTAATTAATCTTCTTCTGCAGGCTTCAATAACCCACGCTGAAAAATTACCTGAACCTTTTAGGTCAAGAGCGATGTTAATTTGTTCAATTATCTGGTTTGGAAATCGGATGTTGCGGGTTGTTGTTCTGCGGGTTCTGTTCTTTGATGACATAATGTTGCCCCGTATTCAGTGTTGCTGATTTGTATTATCTGAAGTTGCTTTTACGCTAATTTGATGCAGATCAATTAATACGATACCTGCGTAATAATTGATTATTTCTCGTGGTTTGATGGCGTACACACATGTCGTGATAAACCTCATGTAGATGATAATTATTATCATTTTCGTGGGTCCTTTCCGGCGATCCGACAGGTTACGGGGCGGCGACCTCGCGGGTTTTCGCTATTTATGAAAATTTTCCGGGATCCATGTCCGGTTTCTCTTCAAGTTAACTATATGAAAAATATAAAAACAGGTCTTCTGTGAACCGGACATGAACAAAAAACAGACATGTAAACCGGACATGACCGGTTTTGTTGTGATTGTGAGGTGAGAGTTTTTGCGAGGTGAGGAGTGGCTACGCAGACTGAAGTTGCCAGGCATTTAAGTCTGACCGATCGCCAGCTTCGCAGATTGCAGAAATTGCCGGGTGCCCCGATATCGAATAAGCGAGGGCAACTGGATCTGGATGCCTGGCGCGATTTTTACATATCGTATCTGAGGAGAAGTAAAAACGATGTGCCTGATGGCGATAGCGAAGACGACTATGAGGAGAAATTGCTTATTGCCAGATGGGAACTGACAGCAGAACAGGCTGTTACACAGCAGTTAAAAAATGAGGTGTCAAAAGGAAAACTTATTGACACCGGGTTCTGTATTTTTGCCCTCAGTAAGCTGGCAATGGCGTTATCCAGTACGCTTGATTCCATCCCTTTATCCATGCAGCGACAGTTTCCTGATTTAACACCGCGCCATCTTGACCATCTGAAAACCCTTATTGCTAAGGGGGCAAATCAGTGTGCGCGGGCAGGGGATAAATTACCGGATTTACTCGATGAATATATCAGAGCAACAACTGAATAATATGATGGCTGCCGTTTCGGTTGCGCTGCAGCCTCTGGTCAGGGTTGTACCAATGACGGCAGTTGAATGGGCTGATCAAAATTATTATCTGCCTAAAGAATCTTCATATGGTGAGGGAGAATGGAAAACGCTGCCATTCCAGATCGCCATTATGAACTGTATGGGTAACGACCAGGTTCGCACGGTTAACCTGATTAAATCTGCCCGTGTTGGCTATACAAAGATGTTGCTGGGGGTGGTCGGGTATTTTATTGAGCATAAATCCCGAAACAGTCTGCTTTTTCAGCCCACGGATTCTGCCGCTGAAGATTTTATGAAGTCTCACGTGGAGGCGACGATTCGGAACGTGCCATGCCTGAAAGACCTTTCCCCATGGCTGGGTCGTAAACATCGTGACAATACTCTCACGCTGAAACGCTTTTCATCGGGCGTCGGTTTCTGGTGCCTGGGCGGTGCAGCCGCCAAAAACTACCGTGAAAAATCCGTGGACGTGGTCTGCTATGACGAGCTTTCCTCGTTCGAGCCGGATGTCGAAAAAGAGGGCTCGCCAACCCTGCTGGGGGATAAGCGTATTGAGGGCTCTGTATGGCCAAAATCCATTCGCGGCTCGACGCCTAAAATCAAAGGTACCTGCCAGATCGAAAAAGCGGCCAACGAGTCGGCGCATTTCATGCGTTTCTATGTGCCCTGCCCGCACTGTGGGGAGGCGCAGTATCTGAAATTTGGCGATGAATCCACGCCTTTTGGCCTTAAATGGGAGAAGGACAGCCCCGAAAGCGTTTTCTACCTCTGTGAACATCATGGCTGCGTGATCCATCAGTCTGAGCTTGACCAGAGTAACGGGCGCTGGATCTGTGAAAACACGGGTATGTGGACCCGTGACGGCCTGATGTTTTTCAGCGCCCGGGGGGATGAAATTCCGCCGCCGCGCTCCATCACGTTCCATATCTGGACGGCGTACAGTCCGTTCACCACCTGGATACAGATAGTCTATGACTGGCTGGATGTAGTGGCACACTAAATTTGGCCACCTGATGAAAGGTGATATTCTCACCACAACACAAAACAGGTGACTTAATGAACAAGAAAACCAAACGAACCTTCACCCCTGAGTTCAGGCTGGAATGTGCACAGCTGATTGTTGATAAGGGCTACTCATATCGACAGGCCAGTGAAGCGATGAATGTCGGTTCAACCACGCTTGAGAGCTGGGTACGCCAGCTCAGGCGAGAGCGCCAGGGTATTACGCCCTCTGCCACACCCATTACTCCAGACCAGCAACGTATCCGCGAGCTGGAAAAGCAAGTTCGCCGTCTGGAGGAACAAAATACGATATTAAAAAAGGCTACCGCGCTCTTAATGTCCGACTCGCTGAACGGTTCACGATAGCCGCCAGACTAAGTGACAGCCACACGGTTGTCAGCCTGTGTTCTGCTCTGGAAATACACCGCAGCAGTTACCGGTACTGGCGAAAACGACGCGATACGGTTAATCCGGCACGAGTCAGGTTGTGCAGCGAAATACGCCGGGCGTGGAACCAAAGTCGGGGCTCTGCGGGCGCGCGCACTCTGGCTGAAATGCTGACTCAAAACGGCGTCCCGATGAGCCGTTACCGTGCCGGACGTCTGATGAAATATCTGAACCTGAGCAGTTGTCAGCCCGGAAAACATCAGTATAAAAATGCCCGTCAGGAGCATACCAGCCTGCCGAATCTGCTTGAGCGTCAGTTCGCAGTACCGGAGCCAGACCGGGTATGGTGTGGAGATATTACGTATCTCTGGGCAGGAAATCGCTGGTGCTATCTGGCGGTTGTTATGGATCTTTTTGCCCGCAGGGTTATCGGCTGGAGTCTGTCAGCGCATGCCGATACCGCACTGATAAGCAGTGCCCTGCGGATGGCCTATGAGACGCGTGGCCAACCCCGGGATGTCGTGTTCCATAGCGACCAGGGAAGCCAGTATACAGGCCTTAAATATCAACAACTTCTCTGGCGTTGCAGAATAAATCAAAGCGTCAGTCGGCGGGGAAACTGCTGGGATAACAGCCCCATGGAACGCTTCTTCCGCAGTCTGAAAACAGAATGGGTGCCAACGAATGGTTACGCAGGCAAGGACGAGGCCCGGCAGCAAATTAATGATTACATATTGAACTACTACAACAGCGTCAGACCTCACCATTATAACGGTGGGCTGACGCCGGAAGAGTCAGAGAACAGATACCATTTTTACTGTAAAACCGTGGCCAATATTACTTGACCACTACAAGCACTGACTTTCGGTGGAGAGGTGCTGGCTCAAAAGGATAGATGTACTTCACATGTTGCTTCTATATGGCAGTACATTTTCTGACAGACAGTGACGGATGTTGTCAAGATATTGTGTCATTTATAACCTGAATCAGGGGAGGCCGGAATGTTATCTGGCATTTT